TGCCAGAACCAAAAATGGCACTCTTACACTTACCGAAGATGATCGCGGTTTGTATATGGATGCAACAATTGCAGACACATCAGAGGGGCGCGACCTTTACAAGTTAGTTGAGCGCGGTGATGTTGACCAAATGAGTTTTGCTTTCCGTGTTATTCGTCAAAAATACAATGAAGATCGTTCTCAGCGCACACTTACTGAAGTCAGCCTTGCAGATGGTGATGTTTCAGTTGTCACATATCCTGCCTACCCAACAACTTCAGTTGAAGCGCGTGAGGCACTACGCAAAGCAATTGATGCAGTTAAAGAAGGCCGTGAAGTAACAGGCGAATCTTTGATTGTTCTAAATTCTATCTTTGAAGATTTGAGCGAAGGCCACGATTACATTATGAAGGCCGTTGAAATGATGGCAATGCTTACAGGTGCCGAAGGTGAAATTGAAGAAGAAGCCCGCGAGCAGGTAGGCGATTATGTTGAATGGGATTCAAGCGGTGGCACTGCTAAAGGTCGCATTGAACGCATCTTGCAAGAAGGCACTCTTAACATTCCAGGCACCGATTTCACAATTGAAGCCGAAGAAGATGACCCAGCCGTTTTGATTCGCGTTTATGAAGAATACCGCGATGGCTACCGACCAACAGAAACTTTAGTTGGTCATAAAATGTCAGAGTTGCGTTACATTGATGCACTCCCTGAAGCAACTGAAGAAGAAGGTCGCAAGATTTCCCTGCGCCTTGCTCAAGCAATTATCAATAACACAAAATAAATTTCTGCTACAAAAGTAGTAGAGCGAAGTCGGAGCGACCTCACACCCTTTAGCGCCGTGAGCAATAATCGCCACCACCTCAAAACCACATTCAAATAACTCATAGGAGATCACTAATGTCATATTTTGACAATGTAGTAGAGCGCCGCGATGCAGTTAAGGCTGAAATGGATGCAATTCTTGAGGCAGTAGCCGCAGAATCACGCACCGACCTAACTGATGAAGAAACAACAAAGGTTGATGCCCTTGTTGAAGAATCACGCGCACTAGATTCAAAGATTGAAAAGCTAACTGCACAAGCAACTGCAGATGCTAAGGCATCTGAAGCACGCGCAGCAGTAGCAGCAGTAGTTACACCTGTTGGTGGAACAACTGTTACACGCGAAGCACGCACATACTCACCAGAGGCTGAAGTTTCATTCGTGAAGGATGCGTTCAACGCACAATTCAAGAACGATTACGCAGCACAAGAGCGCCTTGCTCGCCACACAAAGGAAGAAACAATTGAGCGCAGAGCGGTTGGCACATCTGCGTTCGCAGGTTTGGTCATACCACAATATCTTGTTGACCTTGCTGCACCATTTGCACGCGCAGGCCGTCCAACTGCAGACTTCGCAACAAGCAAGCACACATTGCCTGCTGCTGGTATGTCATTGGAAATCAGCCGTATGACAACAGGAACTTCAACTGCAATTCAGGAAACTCAGAACACTGCAGTTTCTTTGACAGACCCTGACGATACCCTGCTCAGCATCCCTGTACGCACGATTGCAGGCCAAGCTGATCTAAGCCGCCAGGCTGTAGAAAGAGGAACAGGCATTGACACATTCGTTGTTGCTGACCTAATCCGTTCATGGCACACAACAGTTGATGCTCAGGTTCTAAATGGAACAGGCTCAAACGGTCAGTTCACAGGTATCCGCAACGCTGGTGGAAATGCAATTACTTACACTGCAACAACACCAACAACTGCACTTCTTTACTCAAAGTTGGCAGATGCGTACCAGCAAGTTGAGAGCAATGTTTTCATTGCACCAACTCACATCATCATGCACCCACGACGCTTAGCGGCGATCTTGGCTTCATCAGACACAACAGGCCGCCCAATCGCAGTACCAACTGCAAACGGTCCAATGAACTCAGTAACTGCAGGCGCAGGTTTGCCAGGATACGGTAACTCAGGTTACTCAATCATGGGCCTACCAGTTGTTACTGATGCAAATGTTGGCACTGCATACGGCGCAGCAACTAACCAGGATGAAATCTATGTTGTTGCAGCACCTGAAATGCACCTATGGGAGCAGGCTGGTTCACCATTCGCGCTTTCATTCGATCAGACAATTGCAGGGTCATTGACTCTTAAGACAGTTGTTTATGGTTACGGCGCGTTCACTGCAGGGCGTTACCCACTAGCAGCCTCAATTATTTCAGGCACTGGTTTGGTAGCACCAACTTTCTAATCGAAAGTTAACAAATTGTAAGAGGCGGGTTTTTCTCCCCCGACTAACCCGCCTCTTACTTCTTAAATGATTCGGGGGAATCTATGAAGTCAGCACACAAAGTCTCAATTGGTAGTTGTGACCCAGGCAATGTCAACGGCGGGTTTGCATTTAGTTTAATTCAGTTGGCACAAGCACGATCATCACGACTTGGCCCATTTGTACGCGTTAAGGGTTCAGGGCTTTTGTCAAAGCAACGCAATCGTTTGGTCAAACAATTTTTGGAAACCAAATCTGATTGGCTTTTGATGATGGATTCGGATGAGCAACTATCTGTTGAAGCATTTGATAAGTTGATTGAAGCTGCTCATGATAAAGAGCGCCCAATTGTGGCAGGTTTAGTTTTTGCCAGTTTTGAAATTGGTCAGCCTTATCCACAACCAGTGCCGACAATTTTCAAAGATGCTGCTGAAGGTTTTTTGCCATTAAACAATTACGATAAAGATTCATTGTTTCAAGTAGATGCAGCAGGAACTGGATGTTTGCTTATCCACCGCAGCGTTTTGGAATCAATGAGAGATAACGCAGACCCACATCAGGGCGATAGTTGGTGCTGGTTTTGGGATGGGCCAATTGACGGAATTTGGATTGGCGAAGATTTACAATTTTGCCGCCGTGTTCGTTCACTTGGATTTCCAATCTATGTTCACACAGGCGCGATACTGCCTCACTCAAAGAGCTATTGGTTAGATGATCGGCAGCACGATATATGGAACGCATAAAACGAATTTTAAGAATTAAGGTAAAATCAAAGGAAACCGCTACCGCCGTTCCACAACTGGAACGCGCAATGCTTCCCAAAGTAGAAACGAGAATAAAGCGTGGCGATAACTAACGGTTACACGACACTCAATGATGTAAAAGCTGCGTTAAATCTTGAGGATTCAATTGATAATGCAGCCCTTGAGATGGCGATTGCAACCGCCTCACGCCAAATAGATGATTATTGTGGCCGTTTCTTTTATACAGATGGCACTGTAGGTGCGCCAGCAACTCGTTATTACACACCTGACAACTGGTATATTTTGCCTGTTGATGATTTTGTGAGCCTTTCAGAGATAGCAACAGATGATTATTTTGATCAAAGTTATTCAACAGTTTGGACTATTTCAGACAGAATGTTTGAGCCTATAAATAATCCTTCACGCGGTTGGCCTCTTACTCGTATCTTGGCAATTGGTTCTTATGTATTCCCACAACTATTGCCACAATCTGTTCGCATCAAAGGCATCTTTGGCTGGAGCGCAGTGCCTTATGAAGTAAAAACTGCAGCAAAAATTCAAGCCGCACGCCTTTTCTTGCGTAACCAATCACCATTTGGAATTGCTGGCAACACAGATTTAGGAACAGTTCGCTTGGTTGCAAAGCTAGATGCCGATGTTGAGGCACTATTGCGCCCACTACGCAAGAACAATGGCTTGGCCGTCTAATGTTACCAAGTGAGGTTAGAAACGGCTTAAAAGCCAACCTAGAGGCGATTCAGGGTATGCGAGTGTACGAGTTAATACCTACCGTGCCAGTTGCACCAGCAGCCATAGTTGGTCAGTTGGACTTTACTTTTGATTTGAACAATGCCCGTGGACTTGACCAGGCAAATCTAGATGTTGTTGTTTTGGTTCAGCGTTTCACAGAGCGTTCAGGCCAAAACGAACTTGATAAGTACCTTGCAGGCAGTGGGGATTACTCAATCAAGGCAGCAATTGAATCAGATAGAACTCTGGGTGGCGCTTGCGACACCTTGCGCGTTACATCAGCCGAAGCGGGAACCTATGTATCAGGTGATATTGAGTTCCTTTCATACCGTTACCGCCTAACCGTTTGGGGATAAGGAGAAAAATGAGCTACACAGTTACCTCGGACAATTTCGAGGCGAAGAAAAAGGGTGAGGCAATCACCGAAAAAGAATTGCTTGAATTTGGGTTAAATGCCGAAGCACTCGTTGCTGGCGATCACCTTAAGAGCAATGCACCAATCAAACCAGCAACAGTAGAGGAAGCGAAATAAATGCCACGCATAGTATTAACAGATGCAAAAATTACAGTCAATGGCGTTAACTTGAGTACGATGGGAACTAGCGTAACGCTCAACATGACCACAGATGTTGTTGAAACCACAGGTTTTTCATCAACGGCTGCAAAGACTCGTATTGCTGGATTGCAGGATAATTCAGTAACAATTGATTTTGCTCAGGATTATGGAACTTCACTTGTTGAAGCAACAATTTATCCTTTGCTGGGAACTACAACAACAGTTGTTGTTTCACCTACATCCACAACAAGTGCTACATCACCTTCATACACCTTCACTGCATTGGTTTCTGAATGGCAACCACTTTCAGGCGGCGTTGGAGAATTAGCAACCGCATCCGTCACCTGGCCAATCTCAGGTGCTATCACAAAGGCCACTTCATAATATGCCACGCATCGTATTAACTAATGTTTCAGTTGTATTTGGAACTACCGATCTTAGCTCATATTGCACAAGCGTTGCGCTGAACACTACTTTTGACATTGTTGAAACTACAGGTTTTGGCGATACCGCAAAGAAGCGCATTGCAGGCTTGCAAGACAATTCAGTTTCCTTTGAATGGAATCAGGATTACGCAACAAGCGCACTTGAAGCAACAATTTACCCACTATTGGGAACTGCAGTAACAGTAGTTGTGAAGCCAAATGCAACAACAGTTGGCCCAACAAATCCAAGTTACTCATTCTCAGCGCTAATCTCAGAGTGGCAACCACTTTCAGGTGGCGTTGGTGAACTTGCAACAGTAAGCACAACTTTCCCAATTTCGGGTACAATCACAAAAGCAACTGCATAACTAACTTAGGGGGAAACAAATGGATGGATTATCAGTCAAGGTCAAAACTAAAGATGGCTTCGAAGGCACTTATTCATTAACGCCAAGAATCATCGTTGCTTTTGAGCAGAAGTACGGCAAGGGTTTTGCAAAGCTATTGGGCGAGGAACAGAAACTGGAGCATATCTACTTCCTAGGCCACGAAATTCTTAAAGCCAATGGCAAGGTAGTAAAACCTTTCGGCCCTGACTTCTTGGATGATCTAATTTCAGTTGAACTGGTGGCAAACGATTCTTTCGAATCCACCGAGATAGCCTAACTTATTCATTGGCGGCTATTTCGGTGGAAACGGGAATTTCACCCATTGATTTGATGGATGCCCCTGATGGCATCTTGGAAGCAATGATTATATTCCTGAAAGAGCGAAACAAAGCGCGGAGCAAATAAATGGCTGAAGAAGTTATTGTTCTCAGTGGCATCAAAGAAAC